GATGCCCCGGAGACTGGGTTTAGAACGCTTGAGCGTCCTTTAAAGGTCAGGCTTCCATCGGCCGCCGTGAATAAATAACCTTGTTCTGAGGTGTTGACCTGTTGCGAGTAGTTAAGGGCATTGGTGTCTTGTGTGACCGCGTAAGCCCCCAAAGTGGACGAACCGGTACCAACGGACCTTGAGCCTTGATAATTGATTTCAGGGCGGTCTAGAACGGCGTTGACGCGAACTCCTGAGGTTTCTGCCGACGGGGTAAATGCGTCAAGTTGCTGATTAGCCAAAGTTCCAAAGGCGTCCACACACCTAGCAACCATTCTGCCCTGGTTGGCGTTGAGATAGTCCAGGTTCCAGTCCTCTACAAAGCCTGTGTAGATCGGGGTGCCGTTGGCATAGATAATAATTGGCGAACGAGGCAGGACATACGGATAGTAAATGCTTGAGGTGTTAAGTGGGTCCAAGATTCGGCTGTTGTTGTTAAATACAACCTGTGCTGTTCCGGCGTTAAATTGGTCTAGTTGGCGGTTGCGTCCGCGTCTGATGTTGACCGACATGACAATAGAGGTCAGGTCAGCAAAGGCTGTGCCGCCAAGTGTGCCGCGTCCTGCCGTGTCTAGAACACCATAGAAGGCGTCGTCAAGTTGAAATGGGGTGCCGAAGCCTGTGGTGGTTTGGAATCCGACCAGGACTTGGTATGTGGGGACAGTCATTAGAAAGTAACCGCCGGGGCAAACACTACGCCTGAGTCTCTTTGAGCCGCAAGGATGGCGTCAATGATGTCCTGCCCAACGGTAGCCGGGGAACTTATCAGGCCAGCGTCCATGTTGATTGTAATGTTGGGAAGTGGTAGGTCTGTAAATGGGCCAATGTTGCCAATACCAAAGTCTGTACCGCCATTGCCTCCGCCAAGTTTTGGCGCTGTTGTATTTTGTATTTTGCCTGGGGCCGATGGTGCTATTGCTGGCGGAGCGCTAAAGACATCCGGGTTCGCCGCCATGATTTCCTTTTGGGATTCTTCAAACGCTCGAGCGCTTGTCAAGCCCCCACCGCCATCACTTGAGCCGCCAATCTTAGGCATTGCAAAACTTTTGCCTCCCAACAAAGGCACCCATGATGGAATAGTAAACTTGAGTTTGCCTACTGTGTTATTCCACACTGCTGCAATGCCATTGAATACCGCTGTGGCCGCACCAAGAAGGCCCTGAAAAATTGGGATAGTGACATTAGATACCCACCAGCGAATTGCGCCAAAGACGCCGTCAACAATGTCCCGGAAAGTCTCAAACTTTTTGTAGGCAACAACGGCGGCAGCGGCTACTAATCCAATACCGATGGCGATGGCCGTGATGGGGTTGATGCTCATAGCGATGTTGATTGCGACGATTGCTGTGGCAATGCCTGCCAAAGCGGCTCCGATGATGACAAAGAATTCAGGGTTGTCCTGGGCCCATTTGGCAAACTTGTTGACTAGCGGAAGGACTGCGTCAAGTACTGGAATGAGTGCTGCGCCTATGCCTTCTTTAAGTTCGGCAATACCAAGGCTGAATTTGGCAAGTTGACCTTCTGTCGTGTCTCCTGCTGCCTTGCCAAATCCGCCAAAGTTCTTGGTCAATTGCTCTGTAATTTTTCCAAAATCTTTAGATTTGATAAGTCCCTGGTCAAGTCCAAGACCAAGTTTGCCAAGGGCGTTAGTGTTACCGTCATATCCTTTGGCTAAGGCCGCAGTGACCGTCTCAAGGCTCTTTCCGGAGCCTTTGGAAATGTCAACGGCAAGGGCTAATAGTTCCTGTGCCTTTGTGACATCACCAGTACTTCGGGACAACCGAGCCATGGCCGGGCGCAGTTCATCGTCCGCGGTATTGGTTGACAGCATGAGACTGTCAATGAATGTGCCGTTGGCTTTGATAGCCGCGTCAGTTGCCGTGGTTGATTTGCCTAGGGCGATGGCTAGAAGGTTGGCCGCTGCCTGGTCCTCAATGGCTGCCTTGGTGCAGTCAACAAGTCCTGCTGCTAATGCCGCAATAGCAATGCCTGCTGGGACTGCCGCCTTCTTGATGGCGAACTGTGCCTTCTCGCCTGTGGTCTCAAGATTCTTGAATTCCTTAACGGCAGACGAGATTCCCTTGCCGTCAAATGAGGTCACGATAGGTATTGAAAGGGACATCAGTTAAGTTCCTTTTCTACAAGGGCCACTACGGCGTTAGTTGCGTTAAGCATTTCGCGCTCAATTTCTTTGCGTTTGCGAAACACCGCTGGTCCAAGATTGCGCGTATGGTTTGGCTTTGGGCTAGAGCCAAGACTGTCACTAAGTCTGTTTTGATTCTTGCGGCCAGCAGATTCCCAAATAGCAGCGCCGGCGTTCATCTGTGCAATGTAGATCAGCGAGGTGGCTTCTCGAGAGGCATCAACCTTTAACTTCACCCCGGCAATTGCTTTGGACACGGAGAACGGAAACTTCTTGGAACCGCTTTGAGTCCAGTTGCGAGCCATACCGGACAGATACTCGCGCTGGTATCCAGCCTGAACTTCTTGGATTGCTGGCTGTGCAATGCGCGTGGCGTCGGCTGTGAACTGTTTGCGAAGGCCTGGTTCAACTTTGTTTAGAGAGCGAATAGCGTCACGAACACCGACAACTTCAATGGATGTGTTGGTTGTCATCGTCTGCTTCTTTGTGCTTTCTCTTGTTCGTTTAAGACATCAACAACCGTAAACAGGTCATCAGTGTCAAATGGTATGTCGGGTACCCAGTATCCAGTAGCGACAAGAACCTCCGCTAGAGAGCGTCGGAAACTGCCGCTTCTGTAAAACTTGGGGCATCCTCTGACACCACATCTATTGACTTGGTTTTCTTTATGAACTCATCAAAGGCCAGCGGAACAGTGACCCCGGCGACCTTTGAACTTTCGTAGGCAAAGAAAGCCAGGTCCTCCGCGCCAATTCCGTTGGCAAGACTTGAGGCTTGCTTCTTGAATTTGCGTTCCCATGCAACGACTACAAAGAGGTTGGTTTCGCATTCATAGGCGTCGCCTTGGGTTGGTGTGACTTGGAGTCTGATTTTCATTTTTTCCTTTGGTTGTTTTAATTATTGATTAGGTCTAGACGATGTCTCGCACCCAGGTACCGTTAGAGAAACTTACCGAGGCTACGGCAAGGGTTCCGATAGACGACATGATCACGGGGGCTGCATCCAAGGTACAAGTCGTAATGACGAACTCGGGATTGCTGGCTGATTCTGTGGTGCCTGATGGCGACACGGTGATTGTGCATCCACCAGCAGACACGATTGCGCTGAGAAGTGTTTCAATTTCACCAACGCCATAGGAAAGGTACAGGTCTAGGTTGACTGCCACGGTCTGAAGGCCCTTGGTTGCCTGTCGGCCAGTATCGGCAAGCGAGGTGCTCTCGAGCAACTCAAAGCCCAGCATTACTTCACATTTAGAAAGTTGATCGCTGACATCAATTGCTGAGCCGCCAGTAGGAGTGATTGAGCAGGTTGCACCTGACAGGAATGTTGTTGTTGCCATTGGTGGCTCCTTAATTTCTCCGCACCGCTATTGCAACGGTGAGGTCGTATGTGGGTATGTCTTGCCCTCCGTAGTTTGCATTACCCGGACGGGCATCTGTAACTGCGATGGGCGAGTTCATTATGGTGTCAACGATTGTCATGAGGTAATCGCCGGCGTCGCTGTTAGCAGGTGGGGCTGCAAGTATGCGAACTGGAATTCGGAAGTCTCCGACATTGTAAGTGAAGGATGTCATCACGGGAAGTTCAATCATTACTGACATTGGGCGCGCATTGCGCGGGTCCGTTACTGGTTTAAGACCGAGGGCTGTTAGTTGTGTTTTGATTGCGGCGACCGCGTCGGCAAGGATTCCGGTGGCGGCCATTATGCGACCTGTGGCCTTCCGCAGCCAAGGAGTGCCATGATTTGGCCCAACGACATGGTGGGGGTGCCCATGTTCATTGAATCAAATGATGCAAAGCCATCTACGGCTCCTCGTGATCTGTACTGGATTGCGGCGTACTGGATGGTCCCCAGTTTTGCTGCGCCGTCGGGTGCGCTACTTAATGAGTCCGTATAACCGGCCTCGCGCCTTTTGCGAAATGCCCAACTGTTAGCCGCCGAAACACA